AAAGGTCGTCCCACGGTCTTTCGTGGATTACAACAGAAACTTCTGTATTGGCAGAGCCTATGCTCTAAACGACGGCGTGATGAATCTCAATAATAAGAGTAACCAATTACAGCTTTTCTACAATGAATCCACTGTCACTGGAGCGGATATTCCACCAACTAAAGACAAGCTCCTTATGGCTTTCATATATCATGTCCGCCGCATTTCAATTAAGGGAGACAGTCTTGTTGTTTCTCTCTAAACCGAAGGTAATCTGCGATAAATTTTTAATTAATTTTCTATATATTTTTTTAATTTTTTTTTTTTTGTTTGTTAAATTATAAATGGCTGAAAAGAAATATTTAACGATCCAACCATCAAATGTTCCGGCTACTGGAAAAATCTCTCATAAGGGTGGTAATCCCATTATAACTATTGTCCTTGGTCGCCAAGATGCGATGCTTGATTTAGATAGTATTCGCCTATCTGGTGATTTAGCCATATGGCGCAATGCTGCTGGGACTCTTCATCCTACAGATGCCGCTGCTGTAGAGTTAAGAGCATCTCACAAACTGGGTGCTTTTGGCGTCATAGATCAGCTTGTTTTTCGTCACGCAGAAACCAAGCAAGTAATTGAACATATAAGACACTACGGACGCTTTATGTCTTCATTCCTTCCGGTTATGAGTGGTCTTCAAGACCAGACTGGACACCTTTCGGAGAGCGCTTTAATCAACTCTAACTACCGATGCTTCCGTGATACAGTTATCCGCAATGACAAGGAATCTCCTTTCTCGATTCCCCTACCTTCTGGAATGACTCTTGGTGCTGATAAACTACCGCTATCAAAGGTTCCCCTTGAAATAGAGATTCATTTATCGCCGGACTCGCAGTTCTTCTATTCAAGTGATGGCGGTCTTACTAATGTATCGGAAGCATTCTACGAGTTATCAAATGTCGAACTCACTTGTGAAGTCGATGTTGGGGATGAGTCTCCAGACCAAGGTGCTTGGAGCTTCAATTCGATTAGCTCTTACTTCTCTACTTTAGAATCCACGAACTCTATTATTAATTACAATCTTGGATTATCGAAGGTTCTTGGTGCTTTTGTCAACTTTGTACCAAGCTCTTTTGTGAATAATTTAGGACAAGATGGATATTTAACCTATATGCCTTCATTGGCGACTGGCGCTCTGGCAAATTTGGAGACTATCTCTTTCCTTAAAAATGGTGAGAGATTCCCACTCAATTTTGAAGTTGATTCGGTATATGATTCCAGTACTAATCCTACTACGGTTGTTGATTCCCAAGTCATTAAGAGTTTCTTACACTCTATCATCCCAGAATCCCAGCACAACAGAACTGGAGCTGGTCCGTTGGTCTCGAACAGAAACTTCACAGTTAATGCTGATGTTACTACTGGATACCGATTGATGCCAGAGTGTGGTGGTCTTTATGGTGTCGGTGTTCTCTATGACATGCTCGATTCTGAAGGTGTTGATTTCTCAACGGCACAGTTTTCTATTCAGATGACCAACGGCTTATCAGATGGTAATCCAGTATCGGCATACTTATTTGTTAAGAGTAAGGTTGTTGTTGCTTATGATTCTGGTATGGGAATACAAGTCGTCCAATAAGTAAATATTTAAATATATCATATAATTAAATAGGATATAATGAAATGGACAGATTTCAGAAGTGCCTATACACAAAAGTCATATCCAGAACAATTTAAATCAAGAAGTGAATATTTAAAATATTTTAAAGAAACATATCCACTTGAGTATCAAAAGTTTAGAGATTATTCAAATAAATCAAGACATAATTATGTTCCCAAAGCACAGACTGCTGCTGAAAGAGAATTATATCTTAAAAAACAAAGGGAAAGATATTATAAAAATAAAAAATGGTATCAAGATTATTATAAAGAATATATTAAAAATCCAGTTAATAAAGAAAAAAACAATGAAAGATCTAAAGCATGGTATCATAAATATAAACGAAACAAATCAAACGCATATCATAAAGAATATATGAAAAATCCAATTAATAGGCAAAAAAACAAAGACAAATCAAGGGAATATTATTATACAAAAATAAGAAAAGTTAAAGATATTCCGCCAGTAAAAGTGAGAAATTATGAAATTAAACAAGAAACATTTGAAAGAAAACCAGCAATTAAAATAGACAAATTAACAAATCCCATAACAATTGATTTTTCACTCTAATAATTTATTTCTATTAAGTAATTAAAAAATATTCTTTTTCTTGAAACTATTTTATAAGTATTATTATAAAATGGATCCTTCAGCAACCCAAAGTGATGCTATGGCACAACAGAGCGATGTTACGGAAGATCAGATTCCAGACCTTATGAAAATAGGACAGATTCCCACTTCTTATGGTCAGACTCTTACTACCGATGTGATTGACCCAGTTACCTTTTCGCAGAAGAGAGCGAGATTCACCCTTCAGCGTGTTGCTGGTTTTCTTCACTCGAACTCGAAGATAACTCTGGGAGTAACTCCCAAGACTAATGCTCGTGCTTTTTACCCTCTCAATATTGGTGTTTCCAGTTTGATTAAGTCGGCACAGCTTTTAGTCGGAAACAAGCAGATATGCTCGATTGAAGATTACGGAGATTACCACGCATATCAGTCTATGTTTATCTCTAATGAGAATAACAAAGAGAGAGAGCAATATTTGTCGCAGAGATGTGTTAATCATGGACCAGTCTATGAAGATTTAGTATTTGATGCTGGCGCCGATGATACTCCAAATAGTGCTTCAACATATGGATTAAGTCTTGGTAAGACCCCAGTTGTTGGAACTGGCGATGGTTCTCACCCAATGGAACTCTTACCTTTCCAAGTCCACGACGCAACATCTGCTACAACTATTGCCGAAGCACCAGTATATTCGGTATATTTGAGCGATCTTTTCCCCTTCTTGAAGACCAATCAGCTCCCAGCATTTATGATTGATGAAGAGATTCACATTGATATTACTTTCCAAGACAAACTTTCTTCTCTTTCTGGAGCTTCGAACTCTATTATTATGTGTCAGAATGAAACTGGTGGAAGTGTTGATGTCGAATATGACATTACCCAGAGTGAAGTCAAATTGGTATATGATTCTATTTCGTATGATGGTGCTATTATGAGTCAATATGTCCAACAGAATCCTAAATTAGTATTCCAGTATGAAGATTACAGACTTGCCAAGAGAACTGGTGACGAGACTGCTTTCAGTGATTTAACATTCTCTGTTGGTGGTAATGGTCGCCTTGTATCAAAGTTATTCTTTGGTATCCAACCAGATGCCAATAAAGTGGCAAAGAGTATGTGTAATGGATATGTTGCTGCTGCTCCCACTACGAATGAGAGCAAACTAACAACGAATCTCTTATACAATGACCGCTATTTATTCTCGGTTGACCGCAGTAACGATTCCCAGCTCTTCCAGACTACTGCTCACGCAGAAGGTGGCATCCCTATGATATCTCGTGATGAGTATTACAACGCTGGAAAATTAGCTCCGAGCAATGCCGCTGCGAAGACCGGATTGACGGCTGCGAAGTTTGAAGGTCACATTCAAAAATTAGTGTCCTCTGGTCTTGGTGGTAATTTCCGATGGACTGCTTTCCGTCTCAATCGTGCTGAAAGAGTCAATAACAAGGGTATTGATCTTGTATACAAGAACACTCTTCCAGCGGCTGGAAACTACACTCTCCGTGTATGGTTGGAGTTGTTAAAGGTTGCTACAATTGAAGGGGGGAAAATGGACTGCTATTTCGCATAATGGTAAATTTGAAATATTTAAAATATATATTATTATATAGATAAATGGAAGAAATAAAAAAATATAAAGGAGACAAAATAAAAGATTCTACATTAAAAGTATACGGACATAAACTAAAGAAATTGAAGAGTTTATTTGAATCACCAGATTCATTTGATTTTCTGAATCAACCGCAAGACGTCTTTGATAAAATCAAACACCTTAACTATCAGACTCAAAAAAATTACATCAATGCGATAATCGTATATCTTCAAGCAATAAATGGAGACCAACAAATTATTGAAACCTACTCCAAGAAGCGTGATGAATACGGTAATCAATACAATAAATCTCAAGAGTCTGGAGTTATTTCAGACTCTCAAAAGGATAATTTTGTTACAAGTGAAGAAGTCGCAAAGATGATTAGTTTGATGAAAAAGGATATTGATTCCCTTTCCAAAGAGTCTTCGGAGATGTCAGCGGATGCTAATGAACTGGAACAAGCGTATATGATGGTTAATCTTTATCATAGATTTCCAATAAGAAATGATGTTGCTGGTATGAAATCTATACGAGCAATTGATTATAAAAAGATAAAAGATAATAGTATTAATTATTTAGTAATTGGAAGATCCAAAATGGAAATAGTATTAAATGATTACAAAACCAATAAAACATATGGACAAAATGTAATTGAAGTTGAAGATCTTCAACTAAAGAAGTTATTAAGAAAATATGTAAAAGAAAAAGGATATG